AAACACCTGCCAAGTATGAGATTCCATATTTTGTGGGTCAGGATACTTCCAAAAAGGTGTAAAATACTTTGATTCCCCCATAAATTCTGGGCTTACAACTATTCTTAAATCCTTGTATTTCTCCGCTATCCTTTTTACTTCACTTGGAACTACAGCGGACTTAATCATCATTATAGCGTTTGGGCAGTACATCTTTAACCAACCAAAACTACTTTCCACTATGGATGTATCACAAGAACCATCACTACTTTCCTTAGTCATTACACATATAATTACAAGGTCTAAATCTTCAAACATTGTGGGGTCTTTAAAGTCTCCCCTATATCCCAAAGACTGTGCGTTTAACTCCCCCCTCTCATCTAGAAATGGATCGTAGATAGCTACTATAGAGTCTTTAAAAAGTCTATGTATCCCCCTTCCCACTGTTCCATATCCTACTATCCCTACTTTATAATCTATCATATAACTCCTTCAACTTTGGCAACAACCAAAGGAGATGTGCAGTTGCCATCTGTAGTTTCCTCATATCTCCATAAATCTATCTTATCGTTTGCATACAAAGTAACATTCTTGAAATGCCTAATCAAAAGTTCATAAAACTCACCAGGAGTCCAATGATGTAGATGAAGTTCATTATTAGCATCTGTATCTTTAACTACTGGGTGGTTGGGATTGGGGGCAGTAACAAACCCAACTGTATTTAATTTGTCGCTGAAAAATCTCTTCATAAATTCTAAACCTACTTCTGGATTATTTAGGTGTTCTATTACCTCACTCATAACAACAACCTCAAATGTTGATATAGGTCTTGTCGGTGGGTTTTCTATATCAATTACTTCAAAGGATAGGTTTGGTCTCTCAAATACCTGTTTAGCAAACTTAATAGCCTCTTCGTTTATATCTATTCCCCAAACGTGTCTGGCGTAGTGTGATAGTATGTTTGAACCTACTCCTATTGAACAACCTATATCTATTACGGTTTTACCGGAAACCCAGTAATTACTTATACTCTTGTATAGTTTGAGTTGTATCTCAGGTATAATAAAACCTATTTCCTTAAATCTTTTTATATCTCTATCCAACCACGAGTACGATTGGTCTCTGTTTTTATTTTCCATACATAAACTCCTTTATTGCTGGCTCCAGTTGGTTGATAAAAATGAAATCCCCATTAAACTCTCTCCTTAGTCTGGTCTTTGCTTTTACTGCCTTGTTCTGTTCTAACTCGTTAAGTGCGAGTATAGCCACATCTCTGTAGTAATTATCCTCACCGTTTGGAAAACTTGGTTCTGGGGCTACAGTAGAACTAAACCTAAAGTATAAAGCATCTTTCCCACCAAAGTCCTTAAAGGCGGGGAAGTCCTGATTTAGTATTAAAACATTTCCACCAGCCATAGCCTCTAATAAAACTAACGGGCAGTTCTCGGAATACGATGGAAAAATGAATATATTTGATAGCGTAAATAAATCTCTCACAACCTCATGGGGAACACCGCCTTCGTACTTAGGGGCATCATATAAGGAAGTAAATATCAACTCACGTCTCTCCAACCCATGTTCCTGTGCTAGTTGATACATTTCCTCTATCTTATCCTTCTCTCTTTGACCATTTGCGTGAGCATTTGGCACGATAAGCCTAGTACTTTTGCCTCTCTTTTTTATTTCCGATACAATCCTTATTGTTTTGCTTAACTGCTTTCCTGATGTATCCATTCTTGTTGAAGATAGTGGGTAGGAAACCAATATCTCTGGACTCATTAAATCGTAGTAATCACACAACTCTCTGGTTAATGGGTGGAAATCATATAAATCCCTTATATCCATAGCATTAAATATAGTACGAACATTTGAGGGCATCGTGTGGTACATCTCGGCTGCTCTTATCTGGTCTGTGTAATTCATATAAACTAGGCGGGAGTTTTTGGGAAGCGTGTAAAGGTTATCCCACACAGAGCCATCTAGGTTAGCAAACGACGGTCCAGAGTGCATCCAATGTAAGAACTTAACATTCCCCAGTTTAGTTTCTATAGCATTTCTCAGGGCTATATTATAAGGAAGGTACGAGTTTATGAAAATAATATCGTGGCAAAGCATTACATCTATATCCTGCATGTTGTTCTCAAATGCCTCCTGAGCTTTAGCCACATCTGCATCAAGATTATCTATATTGTGCTGACCATATGGTTCAAGAAGAAGTTGTGGAACAATCTTTCTTATCTCTACTCCCTCTGGAACCTTATCGTCATCTTTGAAGATATTAAGAACAAATAAAACAGGATCGTAGCCGTGTCTAAGAAGCATTTTTAATTGAGATAGTACAACAGTCGTTAGACTATACTCGGAAGAAAATGTATAAAAAGTTGTCAATATGCCCACCCTCATAGCCAATCCTCCTCTATCCCTGGTCCAAGAAGTGCTGCTTCGTCACCATAGGAAGGTTCTTTATCTATAGGATTAGACCTCCTACCGGGTCTTAAATCATCTATAGTTAATTTTCTACTCTTGAATTTTTCTCTATATTCCGAAACTTTAGGAATAGCCACACCAACCTCTTCGGTTTCTTGTTCTTCTGGTTGTTTTACTATGTAATCAGAGAGAGGAGAGTTCATCTGCGTGTGTTGCTCCCATATGCATAGAAAGAGCCCTCTTCTTATCATATACCTTTCCGCAGAATTTACACTTATACCCACCTTGATTTTCTTCTTCTGGGTTTACTTCTTCTATTTCGGATTTAGTTTCGAATTTAGTTTCGGATTTAGTTTCGGATTTAGGATTTTTAATTTCAGGTTCTTTCTCAATTTTATACTCTTCAAGAAAACCAAATGTCTTTAGTAGATAATCAGCGACATAAGCAGGAAACTCTAATTTCTCCCCAGCTTTAATTGTCCATTCCAACGTTCTTCCTGTTGCTTTATACCCTCTAACATCGTTGGTAAGAATAATATCCCCATTATCTCCTATCTCGGCTTCCTCTATTCTAAAATCTTTTATATCAACACTAGAGTTGTTGAATAGTTTTTTTGTTTTCATCTGACACCTCCTCAGGTTTTATTAAACTAGTTACATCAAGTAAAAACCCGTATGTTTGCTTTAAATAATTAGCCTCTGCCAAACCCTCCTCAGTTTCCTTTAATATATACGAACACTTTGGCTTTATGATTACATCTCTCCCCCTAAACCTAGTCCTAATTGTTTCTTTTCCATTTATATTTTTAAGTACAATCATATTCGTGCATCCTGGTTAATCCTAGTTAAAATCTCACGCCTATAACTACCCATAAGTTTTGGGTCAACTCTTAATAAGCCATTCCAATATTTTTTAACCATTTCTTCGGAAGCAGGTGTTCTATCAAAGAAAAAGAAGAATTTTTTGGGGTCTCTATCATCTATACCTATTATGTCTAGTCCCTCGCATAATAGAGCCGATGCCATGTTTAAGTCAGATATTCTGAGCAGTTGTTTTTCCATATGTTTTAATCAGTAATTTTAATTTCAATCTTAGTATACCATATTATCTGGTAACTATCAAATACACATCTATCGTACCGCCTGTTATTCCAGTAGATATATTGGCTCTTACATAAGGTACGCCACTTCCGATGGTATCACCATCATCCACAGTAGCCATAAATGTTGTACTAGCTGCGTTAGTTGTTACTGTTGTTAATGAAGCCCAAGTTCCAGAATAATCTGAAGTTCTTGCTGCCTCTAGTGTAACAACCCCTGCACTAACACCTGTACCTGTCTCTACCAATAAGGTAAGGGCACTTGCATCTAAGACATCCACTGCTGTAGAGGAGGTATCTTTGGTACTAGAATCATTGAGCAACTTATAAATAGTTACCTCTTTATTCTCTTTTACTATTGTTGATTCAGATAGTATAGCCATAATATCCCTCCTTATGCACCGCTTGTAGTGGTGCTCGAAGTACTTGTCGAAGTACTAGTCGAAGAACTAGTAGACGTCGAAGTAGATGTGGTCGTAGTAGTAGATGTGGTCGTAGTAGTCGCATAGGTGTCAGACATTCTCTTCCAAACTGGCGTAGTTCCTGACGTTGCTGTCTGGACATACAACCTGTTTTGTCCAGAATGGTAGTACAATTCCCCACCTCGCCATGTTACTGAGTCAACATCATTTGGAGATGTTCCATAGTAAATGTACGGAGCTGTAGGAATAGATGTTCCTATTTGAGCCGAAGCACCTATTGCATTCAAGTAATCAATCTTTGTTACTCCCATTTTTACTCCTTCAACGAAGGGCTCTCAAAGGAGAGCCCCCCGATTAAAATTTATACGTTAGTCGCTGTAAGCGGCACCATCACCCTTGGAACCATAGAAACCTCTCCAATCACTCCAACCAGTCGAGAATCTTATTCTCACTTTGTATAGAGCTGCGTCAGCGTCAAAATTGTAGTCACTCTTAAATTCTGGTTTGACTCTCCAGAAAAAGTTTAACAAATGATCGCTAGAATCCTGCAAGAACCACGCTGTCGCTGATGTTAGGTATCTCCAAGGAACTATTTTAAATACTCCCTCGAAAATGTTTACATCATTGTTAGCTGTTCCCGGTCTCAATGTCGATTGAGTTAGGATTTGAGCTGTCTTTCTAAGGTCTACGGGGACAATGAGCTTATCGGCTGAGAATGATATGATTTGACCTTTATCATCCAAAACTTTCTCTAATGCTAATCTTCCTGTCTCAAGGTTTTGTTCTGTTAGACTTATACCTGTCGAGGATGCGTTAGATTGTGAGGTACCTCCATCTGCTCTAGTATGAGATGTTGAGCAGAGTGGTTTCCCATCTCCGTAACTTGTGTAGCTAGTAGAGAACGCATTGTTCAATACTGACGCTGCATAGTACTCGGTTGTTCTAACAACAGATTTAGCTAATAGTTTAGGAAGTCTTGCGATTATATTGTGTTGGTCGTCTTCCATCAATTCTCTCGAAACTTTGAATCCCTTTGTATACTTCTTGTGACTGTAGACTGTCCTGTACATCTTTACAGGGTCTTCGTAATCGAGAGCACCTAATTCAGATGTCTCAATTAACATACCAAACCCAGTTGTCGCAGAGTCAGTCTCAGAATCTCTGCTTGAAGAAACTACATTGAAAACTTCAGGCATTACCTGAGGCTCTTCGTTGTATCTATCAAGAAAGATTTGACGTATTGCGGGATCAAGCTCGTCTTTAAAGTTTCCTCTAATAGCTGCCATAATTATCCCCTAACTCTACTGTGATTGCTGAGCATAAGGATCCAACATTGATTCAGCGATTCTAAAGAGTCCTTTAGAAGCATCACCATCATTGTCGGGATCTAGCCCAACTAACTGGAATTGG